AAGTCCTGCCGGAATGGACCTTCATTCCGTTCCGGTGGGCAAACCGATGAAGGCAGTTATGAAGATATGCTCGAAATGCAAGAGGGCTCCCGCTCTCGATTATCACGCGTACTGCTGGGGTTGTAAGCGTATCGCCCAAGGCCGACCCATCGAGTTGGTCCGACATGTCGATCCGGAAAACAAACTCTGCTGCCATTGCAGAAAGAATCCGAGACGGCCCTTCCACAACTACTGCGCCGAGTGCGGGCCAAAACTCTACAAAGCCTGGATTGCCAAACGCGGCGGTTACTGGGCTATCCTGACACCGGAGCAGCGAGAAAAGTGTGTGGTTCGCAGATTCATGAACCACCGAATTGAACGAGGAAAAGCTGTCAGGCAACCATGCTTCTGGTGCGGAGATCCAAACAGTGAATTGCACCATGGCGACTACAACCCCCGAACCCGGAATGTCATCTTCCTTTGCCACAAACACCACATCATGGGCGAACGCCTCAAAAGAAAGGGGTTGACAGAATTGACCGCGAGGGAGTAAGGGAGAAACAGTCGTCCAGGGAATAGCGGCCATTGGGGCGACGGCCAGAAGGTTTCCTAGCTGGAACCTCTAATGCCAGCCAAGCCCAGACGGTGGGTCCAAGAAGATTTCTTCAACCGTTATCCAGAAAACTCCGCGCAATGGCGCATTGGCCGATCCGGATTGAAAACGAAAACCAGATTTGAAGAAAGACTAATACACTGGCTTGCCCGACTGGCTCAATAGTTGCGGCTTGTGACTTCCCGCAATTCATGGTCGATCAGACACCCAGGTTTGATGAACTCATCATGGAGGACATTCGGCCTACGGATGGCTGGTTACTCAACGTCTCGACCGGCACGACCCCGATGGGGACGCCGGTTGAAATCACCCAGGACCGTTTCCGCTCTGTGTGGCCGAACACCACCAAGACGTGGACCCGCGTGAATGCGAACGGCCCCGGCTGCCAAGGCAACCCGTGCGATCCGACCGAGCACTGCATCGGCTGGGGCGCCGACCGGTTGACCTACTACGCCGAGCAGCAAACATGGGGCACTCCCTTGATTTGCTACGACCAGGACATGCACATCACGCATGCTGAACAGCACGTCGCCCAGATTATCAGCGAAATCCTGCGGCCCGCGACGACCGCGATCAGTTCCAATTTCCTTCGCAAGCGGGCGCTCCTTTGGAGCCGGCAGAAGAACGTCTGCAATGCCAATTTCGGCGTCCGGAACACGGACGGTGTCTTCACCTACCAGTGGACGCTGGCGGGTGCGCTTGGAGACGAGGAACAATTCTTTGATTGTTCTGCGCCGCCCAACCGCGTGTTCCACCTGGTTCCGCAGATGTTGCAGAACCGGTTCAGCCCGCTCATGCGGCGGGGGTATGCCGGCAAGAATCCCTTCAAGGAGACCGTAGCTTTTATCGAGCTTGTCACCGACATGGACACTTGCTGGTTCCTCGACAAACTCGGCGGCAGCGTCGGTGTCGGCGGTGTTCCTTCGGTCAACGGCAACTGGCGGTTCAACGAGTTCGACGCGGCGAACGCCTATTGGCGCTACGGTTTCAGCGGTCAGATCGGAAACTATCTGACGCGCGTGGACGAGATGGGGCTCCGGTTCAACTACGTCACGGACCTTGGCGCGGCGGCGGCTCCGAACCGTTACCGCTACCAGATCGTTCTGCCTTTCGTGAACGGTGTCACGACCGGCGCGGGCGGGTCTGCCGGTATCGGCAGCGACGAGAATCCCGACTTCGACCGGGCGCACTTCGCGATCTCCTATATCTGGCACAAGATGGCCTTGGAGCTGCTTGTCCCGGATGCGCGACCGCTCAACCCTGAAATGCCGTTTGGCCACCGGGACTTTGGTGGCAAGTGGCGTTTCGCCATGCACGATCTCGGCGCGGATCAGGCCGGTGCCGTGATCACCAACAAGTGGGAGAACAAGGGCCAGTTCATCGCCTGGTTCAAGTACTACGTGCGGCCCAAACACTACGAGTTCTCCGAAACCATGTTCCACAAGCGGGAGCAATTCTGCATCCCTGAACTCGACACGTGCAGTGTCGATCCTGGTTATCCGGATCAGCACTACGACAGTTGCTTGCCGCCGTGCCCGATACCGGATGCCTATGCCGGCCTGTATGGGACCGGCGTTCCGAGCGGGACTCAGGACGGACCCGTCCAGCAGAACTGATTTGGGTTGATGGTTTGTTCAGTGAGTCCAAGTGGGTCCGGCTGGTTTCTACACTAGCCAGCCGGACCTTTAACCGCAGTAAACCGACAGTTTTTTTATGGCTTTCAATCAACGCTATTTGGCCTATGCGGGCCAAGTCATCGACAACGCGACCCTCGCCACGGCGCACGGGTCCAACCTGCAAGAAATCGCGCTCTGGCAGGCGCTCGCCATGGGCGCTCCAAACATGGTCGAATTGCTCCTGTCGCCACACGTCCCGCCAGTAGTCACTGACGCGCTGCGCGCGCAGGTAGTCGAGATCGTCGTTACCGGTTCCGTTGAACAAGGCAACACGATGGACATTCATGTCCGCATGCAGAAGGTCCAGGCCACTCTGCCAAATCTCGAAATCGCCAGGAGCCTAAGTCCGGAAGCCCCGTAACCTATGCCAGAGGACTATTACAGCGATGCGCCTGTAGGCGCGCCCGAGGCTGAGCCGGCTGCCCGCGACCAGACCGCCGATGAGCAGACTACGGCCGTAATCCCGAAAAGCATTTGCCCCGGGATGAAAGTTGGGGATGAAGTTGTCCTCAGAATCGTGGCTGAACACGCCGACGAGTTCGAGGTGTCTTATGCGCCAGAGGAAGGCGGGGATGAGGAAGAAGCCGCCGAGCCCGGCGAGGAAGCGCCTCCCGCGCCCGCGCTGGCTCCCGACGAAATGGCGTCCATGATGGAGTGAACGATGCCAGTTCCCGCCAACCTGGCCGAGTTGATTGACGGGGCCAAGTGCTTTACCTGCCTTTCAGACTCGCAGCATGATGAGGTTCAGACTTATCTCATCGCGCAGGCTTTAGCGCAGGCATTGGATGGCACGGTCACCGCCGCCGAGTGGGTCAGGCGTGCCAAGTGCATGCGCTGTCTAAGCCCGGCCACCTTGCTTGAGGTTAAGGCTTACCTAGTCTCCATCATCGGCGGGCTATCCACTGACCCCGGCGACATTCTCAACTTGTCCAAGTGCGTCGATTGTGTTCCGCTTGGCTTCCTGCCTGCTCTTCAAAGTTACATCCTGAGCACGGACGCCCTCTCCCCCAGTCACGATTATCAGGAGCTTTCCAGACTGGCAACTGACGCCCGTTGGTGTTGCTATTCGCGCTCCACCCTCCTTGAAGTTCAGGTATACCTCCTGGCAGCTATCGTAAGCAGGACTCACCCCGAGATCACGACGGACCCAAACGTCCTAGCTCAAGCGGCTGCCCGGTTTCAAGCAATCCCCCAGACGACAATGCTAGTAGTCATCACGGAAGGATTGAGGGAAATCGAGGGTGACGGCGGGGGTGGAATCCTGGGGTGCCAGGACGTTCCTGCGGACCTCATTCCAACGATCACCGGGATTTACGCCGCCGACAATCACCTGACCGACATCACGCTCGACTTCCCGAAGGAATGCTGCATCCAGGCGGCTTACCGGATCTACGAGTCCGACTACGAGGACGGCACCAGTCCGGTGTTACTCGCCCAAGGCGGTCTGCCGGCGCAATTCCTCGGACAGCCTTATACCGTCACGATCCCATCCCCGGCCTACAGCCGCTTCTTCATCTACGCCGTCCAGGTTTGCGAAGGGCTGACCGAATCAGCCAAGTCGAACATTTTGCAGACCTACGATGGGCGGGTAGCTGCCGAGGGCTGGGCTGACCGGGTCCAGGCCAACGGCGGCGCGGCCCCAAGTTCAAACACGATCAACGCTGCGGAAAGGTTCTACGGCCGGCTTGGCGCCGCCGGCTTGCTCACCAAGATGATTGCCGTAAATCTGGTTGTTCCTGACAGCCTCATTGCGGCCCGAACCCCGCTAATCGTTGGCGGCGGGAACGATCCTTGGACGGAAGTAGCAGGGTCCACCTGGGACCTGGCCATGGACGGCCTCTCGCCTACGGCAGCCGGCAGCGGGTTGAAGACCGGGATTGTTCCTTCCGCCGCTTTCAACTCGCAAAATGATGGCGGTTTGTCGGGCTACGTCACGGAGCGCATGGGAGCCTCCAACATGGCCATCATGGGAAGCACCAGCGGGGGTGATGACTACTGCGTCCTTTGGTGTCCGAACTTCACGGCGGGATTCAACCGCTTCGCCTTCCCGGGCAATGCCGCCGGCAATTCCCATGTTGATTGGGCCAGGGCTGAGTATCAGATTGGCTTTCACAGCGCCAGCAGAGTGGGCGCCGCGGATTCACGTTATTACTACGAGAGCCCATACAGCGCTTTCGGTCAGGTCGGAGCGAGTTTGGCAGCCTACGCGGGGCCGGTTCTATCAACCCAGGAAATCGAGGCCATCGGATACAACAACAACACCGTTTACGGGGTCCACTCCATCACGAAAACCCGCTATTCCTTTTTCGCGATTCATGATGGTCTGACTTCCACGCAGACCCAGGCGCTCTGCAATGCCGTCAAGGAATACCGGCGGATGCTTGGCGGCGGGACCTTCGACGAACTCACGGCGGGCGCGGGCGCCGGGGCCACCATGGCGACGGCTTATGACGCCAGAGTCCAGAAGCAGGGCGGCGCAGCTCTGAGCACGACGACCAAGAACGCGCTGGCGACATTCTGGGATGCGCTCGTCACCGGCGCGATCCACACGAAGATGCTGGTCATTAACGCCGTAGTTCCGGACAACCTCACGGCTGCCCGCACCCCATTTTTCCATGGCGTAGGCTTCACGATTTGGGATAACAACGGCTTTGCCGCCGCCGACCTCACCGTCAACGGCCTCATCGGGAACGGGTCCAGCAAGTACCTGGACACCCACATTTACCCGGCGGGCCAGATTTTGGCTGCATTCAGCGGCGGGATGAGCATTTACAATTACACCTTTGCCAACGAGAACACCAACGAATTCGGCGGCTACGCAAACGCCACCCAGGACATTTTCGCCATCCGGATCAACCTGGACGTTGCCTTCTTCGCTTACGGCTATGTCGGAACTGGGTCCCAGTGCAGCGCGGCACTGGCGAACTTCGCGGGATTTCTCAGCGGGAGCCGCACCGCCAACAACGCCATGGCCCTTTACAAAGCCAGTTCAAGCGTGGCCTTTGCGACGGCGGACACCGACGCTGTTGGTGTGGCCGACCGCCGCATAAACCAGCTTTTCAACATCCGCGCTTTCACCTGTACCCCAGGGCTGGCGGGTTACACCAGCAAACGGTGTAGTTTCTTTGCTATCCATACCGGGTTGAGTTCCGGAGAGAGCCAAACGCTCTACAACGCCGTCCAGGCGCTCCGCGTGGCTTTGGGAGGGGGTTACGCTTAACTATGATAAACGTCACGTCGGATGAGTTTCAAGCCCTCAACCATAAAGTGGACCGCATGGTCCTCCTTCTGGAAGGATCGGGGGAAGATGCGCCGGGGATTGTCACTCGTTTGGCACTACTCGAAAGGGTTATGTTCGGAAAGGATAAACAAGAAGGAGTGACCTACAAAGTAGCCATCCTGTGGAGGATGCACGTTTGGGTCCTCTGCACCTTGAGCGGGTTGGCCGGGTTTGCGCTGCGCGAGATCGTGAGGCTGATCTGGAAAGTGTGAAAGAGCTGCGGGCCGGGATAGTTGCATTGATACTCGTTGCCTTGCTCGCGTTCATGGTTCTGCTTTTGGTTTGCTCCTGTCAGACCCCGCGGCCAAAACGGCTGCCCCCGTTGCCCGGCACTCAAGCGCGGAGCGCGAAAGACTTTCCACCTGTGGCGAAGGACCTTCCGCCGCGCAAAGCTTTCCTGACCTTGGCGTGGGACAACCAGCCAAACGATGAGGCGGCCTATATCATTACCGGCATCGAAGGGACCACCAACCTGCTCGATTGGTACGAAGTCGCTCGAGTACCTCACGTCACCAACGGCAGTTGCACCTTGACAAACCGCCCACCTTGGGAGTTCTATCGGGCCTTCAACGCATATACGAACTATGAAAAATCGAAAGTCCCTTTACCTGTTGAGCGGCCTTAGCGGGTTTGGCCTGTTGACCGCCTTGCTCCTGATGTACGGCTGCGCCAGCAAGCCGCCGACCGCCCTGGAGCAACGGTGGTTCGACATCACGACCAACCGGACCCCGGTTCTGACGGTCCAGACCAACGTAATTCCCGTCACGCTCTACGAAACCAATACGGTCACCGTCACCAACACGGTTGGGACGGTGGAGATTCACACCAATATCGTTTCCGTGCCGAGTTTTGAGACCAATGTCGTCACCGTCACCAGGACCAACGAAAGCTACGTCATGACGCCGGGAGCGGGCGCTCGTGAGATTGCGGCCACTGGCGGCGCGGTGGGCAACATCTTCGGCGCGGGCGGCCTTGTCAGTACCGGGATTATGAGCTTGTTCACGATCTGGGGCTGGGTCCGGTCGAAGAAGAACTACGTCACCGCCGCCAACACCGCGCAGATCGTGGAGACGATCCGCGAGTTTGTGAAGGCGCTGCCGAACGGCACGGCTTACGATGCGGCGCTGGTTCAGTGGATGCAGCAACACCAGGCGGACGCCGGGGTCCTCAACCAGGTTCTCAGCCTGCTACAGCGGGAAGTCTCCAACCCGGATGCGCGAGTAGCGGCCCAGCAGATCCAGCAGTTGATCGCAGGCTTGCAAACGCCCAAAGTCGCCCCTTGAGTAGTAAAGGGGTGCGGATTGAAACTAGCTCGTGTAAACGAGCGACCCTGACTTCCAGAAGTCACTGGCGCGTTGGCGAAGGTCATCGCGCCAATCTTTTTCCCCAGGTTTACGCCGCCTTGACCGGGCCAGCGCGCCGATCATAAATCCCCGCTGCCTGGCCCCCTCGACGCCGACCGCCAGGCCATCAAACAAGTCGGGAGACCGGCCGGTCTTAGCCTTCATTTCCTGCTTGCTCTCGACCTCGATTTTGTTCTCACCAACCATTTTCCATTCGCGGGCGCACCCTTCCAGAATGACTTCATCATTGAGCCCACGAAACTGCTCGGCTTCGATTATGAGCCGGATGGAAAACCAAATCTCGGTAATCTTTTTGCTGTAGTAGTTCTTGCAGAGCACCTCTATCCCCTCCGAGACTGGACGCTCGGAGGGCACGCCGCCGCAGTCAATCGGGTTGGTGTTCACGGACCATAGGCGAGTGAAGCTGGACACGAGCGAAGTCCGCATGCCCGAGTCATAGAAGAAATTCTCCGGAGGGATGCCGCGCGTCTGGCACTGCGTCATGCAGAACTGGACGATCTGGTCCTCTACCTGGTCAACTCCTTTGCCGACCGTCTCGATAAACTTCAAGGGCACGATGACCTGCTCAATCAGGGCGATGATCGTTTTGCGCCTGCTCTGCTCCGTGCCTTGGCTCACGATGGCCTGGGCCACCTGCTGCCCCAGATCCGCCAAAGTGCTTCCTTCTGCGCCAAACTCAAGATGCCCGAATACGCACCGGTCTCCGCCCACTCCCCGGTAAGCCGCATCGAGGAACCCGATCTTGGTCCGGTTGGAGTTCAGCCAAATCGGCGGGTCTTTGGCATGGAACTTCTCGCACATTTGGCGCGTGATGACCCGCCGGCTGCCTTGGCCTCGCGGCATCATCCCCTGATTCATCATCGTAAACTGGAGGGAGTCTTTGCCGTAGAAGGCAATGTCGCGGTCAATGGCCCTCTGCGTGATAAGCGGTATCCCGAGCGTGTCGTCGAGGTTCGGGCTTTCGCTGCCGACGAGTTGAATGCAGATGCCATCCGGGCGCCGGATCCGCCAGGTTTTGGTTTTGGGCGTTTGGTCTATGCCGCCTTCCCAGCCCCCGAGGTCCGCCGCCGGCTCTGCGAGGACACCAAGGGCATCAATCGTCTCCTTCGGGTTGCCCAGACCGATGACCTTCAAATCGGGGTTTTTGTCCAGGTTCGAGATCGCGTCCACAAATACTCTGGGGAGCAAATGGAGTTCGTCCCCTACGAGCCGCACGCGCTTGTTTTTGATGCCGACGAAATCGCCCAAGCCAACGTAATCCGTGCCTTTCTTGCAGGGGACCCCGATTATCCCATTACGGAAATCGCGGCCCTCGACGGCCATGGATTTGTGATCCGTCACGATTCTTTGCCGCCCCTCGATCAAGTGGCCGGATAGCGGCGGCCAGACTTCCTTGCCGGATTTGAACAGCTTCTTGATCTCTCCCCAAATCCTGTCTTCAAGACGTTCCCGAGTCGTGGAGCAAACCAGGGCCGTAGTTTCGTAGGGGAAGCACCAGTAATCCGTCAGGACGTTGGAGGCGGCGCTGTGCGTTTTTCCGGATGAGGCTGGGCCAATTTCGACAATGGTGCGGTAGATGAGGTAGTTCTCAGTTTCGAGAGTGTTCCATTTGTGCCAGACCTTCCATGGCCATAATAGCTTTTGCAGGTTGATGAAGTGGGCCTCCAAACCATCACCGGCGTAGGTCCCGTCCGGCTTCTGCCACCTGCCACCGCTCAACACCATGTCCATTTCGATCTTAATCGGGTGGATGTCTTGTGGCCAAAAGAGGCCGTATTTCTCGACGTGGTTCCTCCTTTTGGTGTTGCGCGAGGTTTTCAGCATAACCTACAAAGTCTTGACAGGAGATTTGCCGGGGCCATTGTCAGGCAAAACGACCGATGCCGCCGTTGCCCCAGATGAAGATCCTAGCGCGGCTCGCGCCGAATGCGGCGACCGAGACAGACTTCTACACGGTTCCGGTTTCGCGGGGAGCGCGGGTCCAAGGATTAACCGTCTGCAATCGCTCGGCGGTGGCAACATCGTTTCGGATCTCAGTTTCACCAAAGGGCGCAGCTACAGGCACGCGGGATTACCTCTACTACGATTTGCCGATCACTGGCAACGATACTTTCATGGCCACGCTGGACACCGACCTTGAAACGGGCGACGTGATCCGAGTTTACAACACGCTGGCGACGCTGACTTTTGTGTTGTATGGAGGCATCACATGAACCAGGAGTTTGCCATCCAGCAGAAGATTTGGCCTGTGTACTTCGGGGACACCGGCAACATCGACGCTTTCGGGCGCCTGCGGACGAGCAGCCCGGAACACGCCTTTGACTCCCAGTTCACCTATGACCTTCTGCCGCTCATTTACGAGCCGCTCACGAATGGAGCGGGTGTCGCCATTGCCCACGATACGACGAACCGGCTGGCGCAACTTTCCTTTGCCGCCAGTCCGAACGGCAGCTACGCGATTTTGCAGAGCTTCGAGCACGTCCGCTATCAGCCGGGGCGCTCGCACACGATTTTTCTGACGTTCAACTTCATTAGCTCACCCGCCAACTGCGCGAAGTTTGTCGGTTACTCAGACGGGCTGAACGGCATCGAGTTGCGCATCAACGGCGGCGTCGCGCAGTTCGCGGTCCTGTCCGGAACCACGCCGGGCAACCAGACCGCGGCGCAGAACGCCTGGAACATTGACCGCATGGACGGCACCGGGCCGAGCGGTGTAACGCTGGACTGGACGAAATGCCAAATTCTGGTGATTGATTTGCAGGCGCTTTACACGGGCCGTGTGCGTTGCGGCTTCGACATCGACGGGAGAATCTGGCCGGCCCACGAGTTCTGCCACTGCAACGATCTTGCGTTTCCGTACATTCAAAGCGCGAACCTGCCGATCAGGGCGGGCATGGCGTGCACGGACACGACCACAACTACCATGCGCTTTATCTGCGCGAGTGTGGCTTCCGAAGGCGGCCAAACCGACGTGGGCGGCTTTGCTTTCACGGCGGCGGGCGCCGGGACGGCTGGTAACGGGGCGAGGACTCACATCTTGTCGGTTCGACCCATCACGACCTTTGCGGCGCTGGCGAACCGGATGAAATTCGTACTCGAGAGCGTCGAGGCTCTGGTGACAGGGAACAGCCCTGTTTACCTGGAGCTTTGTCTCGGCCAGGCGATCAGCGGCGCAACCGGTTTTA